TGACCCGCATTAAAATTGAATCCAGGGTCAACACCTTTGGGGATTTTTTCAACTAAGCCTGTGCGTGGGTTTTTCCAATCCCGATACTCTTCTTTTGCGTCTGGACTGACTTCATAGCCTAAGTCTTCTAAGTCTGACTTGCTAAATTGGATGACTCCACAACGGCAATTCCAGCCATTAGGAGGATAATGAGAAAACCAAAACGGATGGCTAACAGGGTAAATTTTATTGTCCCACGCTTTGTGTTCTTCCCTTGTCCTGTAGTCATCAATAGCGTTATACATCAAATAAGGCGCAATACGCTCCTGCTCTTTGATTTGCTGCCATTGTCCTGCGGCATATGCTGACTGCATATTGGTTCTAAAGATAATATCTAAACGCCGCGAACTACCAAGCTCTGAGACGATAGTTTTCCCTGTTATTGGGTCAACCACTGCTTGTCGCCCCCACCAGCCATTAGCTTGTAAATGTGGTATTACGCGGTCTTTCCATTGCTGAATAGTCCAGCCTTTTTTTTGTGCCTGCAACAAACTGTCGTGCATATCTTGCAGCAAATCCATGTCCATCATTTTAGCAATTGTAAAATTATTAACGTGGTCGGCGGCCTGCATATCAGCATAGCTAAATGTGGTTTTTAATCCTTTATTCTTAAAGTATCCAATCGCCTCCAATGGCTTAACATCAAAACCAATGCTTATGCGCGAATCAATAAAGTTTAGTATGCCTTTGAGGTTCATTTTTGGCCTCTAAACAATCCCATTAGCCTACTAACAAATGTGGCGCGTTCAATTTTTTCAACCATTTGCGTGGGGGGCAATTCCTTCATTAAGCTAACAAGATGCTCTTTCATTGTGTCGTAGTCTTGCGTAGCCTCAGCGTAATTAAGCACCTGCTCTACTCGCTGACCTAATATGCCCTCATAGTTCTCTGCAAATTTTTGAGCAGCATTAACAAGCTCGACTTGGTCGGCATTTTGAGCCGCTTTTAATAACTCAACGGCGGCATTTTCGGCAAAGTTTGCGTTTTGATTACGCTTGTTTAAGGGCGGATTGAGACCTATTTTTACTTCTTGCGCCTGCTTTTTTACCCACCCGTCACCGTAGGTTTCTTTGATGTAGTCCTCAGTAGGCTCATAACCCAAATCACTAATCTTTTTGTCACGCTCAGCGCGTTTGCCCAAGTCTTCTTCGGGTGCAATACTACGATATAAGCGCGGGGGCTTAGCATTTGGAAACGCGGCTTGATTATATTCAAACCACCATTTGACAACCGTATTATTAAATGACTCACAGATTAAATCGGCATCAGCTTTTACAACCATATCGCGTACATCGGCATGGGTTTCTGACTGGCTTCGACTACTGCCGTTGTCTGTTGTCATCGTTTGAGACAATACGATTTTAGCAATGGCTGCATCCATTGCATTTTTCATGGCTTCGTAGTCTGCCGTGCCTGAGCGTATTGCTTCTAATAGCGTGACTTCCGCGCCATCTGGTAACAAAATGCCTGTCTCAGTGGCTACTGCTCTAACAGCCTGCAATACTTTTGTGCGTGTTGCTGGGTCGTCTTCTTTTCCGACTGGCAACTTACCAACGGCTGTTGGCTGCCCAAATTTTTCTAAAAATATCAGCCAAAACTTGATGTCATTGCGCTTAAAAAACACAGGCCAGTAGAGCCAGTGCGCCAATCCTAAGCCGTACAAATTATCTGAGTTATCCGCACCTGTTTTTACACACCAAAATTTTCGTTGTGGCATTGGTGTAAATTGATAATCTTGCTTTAGCAAAAACAAATCATTATTGACGTTAAATCTAAAACGCGCTCGGTCACGGACTTTAATATCAGCAATATCAACTAAGCCGTTTTCACCAACCGACCATATCACCTCGGCCACTGAATAGCCGTAGAACAAGCCATACAAATGCTTATCAGTAATGTCATCCCAATATAGATTTTTAATGTTTGTACTTAGTGCCTCTGCTGCAGCTTTGCTCGCTGCGTCTTCTGCGCCTGCTTCGATAGTCCACGGCTTAGAAACTACGGCAAGGCGGCGTTGCTGAAATGTGCTTTTTACTTGGTCATCACGCAAGACTTCTTGATAAATTTTGAAGTCGCCTGCGCCTTTCGTGCCAAGCACAGAATCTTGATTGACCAATATCTTGTAATATGGCTCTAAAAGAATACCAATGTTTGCGGTTTCAGAAAGAGGAGCTATTTCTTTTGATAAAATTGGTGGTTTATTGATGATTTCAGGCATTATTAATATCCAGCATAGTCGTTATCACCATGCACTATGCCATAACCTACATCTTCATCAATCTGCGACTGTGAGTACCCGTCATTATTATTAACTCTGTACCCAGCACGGGCCTGACCACTGCCCCACGCTTCAAATCCAACACTCCTAACATGCTCCCATCGCAAAAACTGAGTAACACTATCAACTTGGTCTTTTTTTGTTGATAGAGGAAAAGCAAAAAACTCACTTTCAAAGTCAATTAACCATTCTGCGTCTTCAGGCAGCCATACCAAACCAGCCTCACATCGAGGCGATGTAGCATGTGCGCGTAATTCCTTACTACCCTCTGGCTCAATAGCGACAATTGGCATTGAAACATCACGATCAGCTCTTAAATCGTTAATCAACTCTTGTCCGCTAGACTTGTCCTCAATCAAAACAACATTTGGCTTCCATTGTTTGTACGATGACTTAACCGTGCGCTTGAGGTCTGGATAAATAAGCCTATCCTTCCAAACGTGCAATAAATACAACCCCTCATGTGCGATTGCCCACGTTGTAATTGCTGACGGGTCATTAAACTCTTGGTCTTTGCTTGCTGTGTCGATTGACTGGACAATCATGATTGGGTTGGCTGGAGGTATGCGATAACGTTTTTTAGCAAACCATAGACGTTTAAATATACCGCCCTCAGCGGGTTTTGGCTTTTGCATATACAGCGCGTCCCAGTTACGAGACCCCTGTGTGATGCGCTCTTGTTTCCAGTGTGCTGGCGTAAACCATTCAGTCCATAGCCACTCACCAATCTTACGGCCTAACGGGTCATCTTCACGCTCGCATAATGCTTGCAAACAAACAACATACCACTCCTCACCATCCCTAGCAGTTACCCATCCACTTTGCCCGTCATAATTCTCTGGCAGTATCCGTCCAGATAAATCATCTTCGTGCCATCTGGTTTGAATGATTGCAATAAAGCCATTTGGTTTTAAACGAGTGCGTAATGAGCTTTTATATTCGTCCCAAATTTTTTCACGAATGACTGGGCTATCCGCCTCTTCCCTGCCCTTGATAGGGTCATCAATAATCAATCCATCAGCACGATTACCAGTTATACCTGACAGTATGCCCCCTGCCATGTATGTAGAGCCGTTTGTAATAGACCAGTCATCGGCGGCGCGATTATCCTCAACAAGTTTTGCTTTAAATATATCGTGGTATTTTTTTGACCTTGCAATTGAGCGACATTTACGACCAAATTTGACAGCCAGTGATGAGCCATAACTTGCACAAATGATATTTTTGTTTGGGTGATTACCCATAAACCACGTTGGAAAAACCACGGTAGCATAGGTAGATTTTGCAGAGCCGGGCGGCATAAAAAACATGACACGCTTTTTTATGCGCCCTTGAGAATCAGGAGTCTTATTTGCGACATCCTGTAAAATATTATTTATTAACTCATGATGTTTGGCAGGAGTAACACTGTCAGGATAAAACGCCTCGCAATCATCATTGTCACTTATCGGCACTCCTGGTATGTCGATATACCGACAATAATCGTTTAGGTTTTTTTTTGCCTGTAGCTTGAGCTTATGCTCGAGCATTGTTACTAATTCTAATTTTTCGGCAAGTGACATTTAATCCGCCAGTTTCAATTTAGCCGTCAATTCGGCAATGCGTTTATCGGCTTCCGACTCAGTCATTGTTACCGCTATTTCTAAAGGTTTGCCATCAGGCCCTGCAATCATGCGTTTACTTTGATTTGTGAATACTTCGCCTACTTCTTTGGCTGCTTGTTCCAAAGCCTGCAAAACTAACATGCTATTTTTGCTGTTAGAGTTAATAATGTTTTGCATTTTTTTGAGGCGGTAGACTTTATTTGCAACAGGGATGCTTTGAATATTTTCTGTAAACTGCTTGCGTGTTTCATTAAACTCAACAACCAAATCTTTACTTAAATCTTTGCCAGCTCTTTTGGTCGGGTCGTATCTTTCGCACTGTTGAGGGCTGACTTTTATTTTAAATTCCTCGTTGACAGCATCAACCGTTTCCTTTGGCGTGTTGAACACAGCAAGCGACCGAACAATAAAGATTTTTATCTCTTTTTTAAGCTGTGCCATAACTCCCCCTTTCATCAACGCATATCAACGCGAATCAAGCCAACTTCAATAAACAAGTACCACAAGCATGAGCAATATCAGCAAGCCCTATTTCTGGTCTTTTCTTACCTATATCAATTAGCTTTTGAATGTTTGATTGGCTTGCACCATAACGCCTAACCACGCCAAAAAACTCTTCGACATCGTGTGACTGAATCATGAGCTTTGGCTCCCCTGTCTGTAAATTAAACGCAGGACAACCGAAATCATCTTTAGCTTGTGCTATGTGATACAGCTCATGCTCAACAAGCGCACAAAACTCAACATCGCTACAGGTGCTACAAAATCTTGCATCGAGCGTGATTAAAAATGTTGGCACATCGCCAAACCAATCGTGCATCTGCATTTCCTGACGCTCTTTTTGCCAGCCGCCCGCACGAAACATCACTTTTTCGCATTGACCTAAAACAAATTTACCTTGCTTTTTAAATCCGCCGTTTGCCCACAAAAAAGATAATGAAGGCATTTCAAGATGATGCAAATGCTCATGGTCTGCGTTGTATAGTTTTGATGAGCTATCAAACAGCGCACGCTGTACCCACTCAAACACTTCTGGTGCGGGTAAAAAAGCAGGCATATCCTTAGGAGGTGATGGTCTCTTTTTGAGTGCAGCCATCTTAAATCAAGCCCATTTGTGGGGTAATTTCTTGCTGAGTTACTTTCCCACGCAAGCCAAATACATCCAAAACCTTCTGGACTAATTTACGGTCTATTTGATACTTGTCTGCAATCTGCGACACACTCATGCCATTTCCATAATCCTCTGCTATCGCCTCGTTTCTAAGTTGCAATAGCGCATTAACCTCGATCGGCAACTTTAACGATGCACCTAAGAAATAATTGCATAATTTCTGTGCGTTATCCAAACCAACTATCACAACAAGCCAGTGCATATCATGTAATTCGTTTTGATAAGGTAAGCTCACATCACGGCCTCCCTTGGCACGCACCAAGCGTATAGCAGCTTGAGGCCCAATCAAATTAACAACATCTTTTAAACAATTACTATGAGACATGATAATCCGCCCTCTTTCTCTTTTATTCAGTGGGACACACTTCGACTTTAATTTTGACAACACTGATACAGTTAATTGGCTTGGGCATAGTCGAACATCCAGCCAACGACAATA